GACTTTAGTTCATCTGTAAACTCAACAAAACTAAGTTTTAAAACAGCAGAATCAGGTGCTGCTACAGAAAAAATGACCTTAGGCTCTAGTGGTAATTTAGTAGTGACAGGCACAGTCACAGCGAGTTCATTTACAGGTGTTAATAGTATAGGCATGAGTGCTAAAGTCACTGTTGGATCAAGCACAGCAGCACTTACAGCTTCTGTTAATGTCAGTAGTGTTTCAGATAATGGAACAGGAGACTTTACGATTAATATTGACACAGATTATCTTAATGACCATTATGCTGCCACAATCACTACATTTGATAATGATGGAACAAATAGAAACGTAGGAGATAATACTGTACACGCTCAAGCAGCAGGCACTCTTCAAATAAAAACATATAGAGCCACACCTTCAGAAAGTT